TAAGAATTATAAACCATTATTTCAAAATCAACACCTACGTTTATTACAAACCCATCTAATAAGTTTATACCATCGGTTAATAATCTAAATTCTGATAAATATGTTTTAACATTTTCTTTAACTGCCTTATTTAGTGAAGTTAAATTTTTACTTGAATTATATCCAAGTAAATATAAGTTTATAGCAAAAGGATTATTTTTTTCCTCTTGTCCTGTTTTTCCAACTAAAAATCTTTGTAATTCTGTTTTGATTTCTGTTTCGTTCTTTCTTTCAACAGTATTTAGTTTCTGAACTAATCCTGCAAACTCTTCAAGAGAATCAGGATTATTTAGTATAGAACTTGGTGAATTATTATCCAACTCCCCATCTGGTGCACAGAATGCTTTTGCAACTCCACCAAACTTAGGAGGAAGTGCCAATGCTCTAACTTGATAATCTTTTCGTGTTACTGCTCTATTTTGTGAACCAAAGTGTGCAAGTGCGTTTTCTCTAATCTCATCAATAGTTTCCGAACCCCTACCACCACTAGCTGGTATTTCATTTTCTGCAGCTATTGAGTTCTTAACAGTTCCATACATTTGAAGTTCATCATCATCGAATAAAGATAAATCTTCATCGAATTCCATTTTAGTAATTCTTTTTATAGATGCTTTAGATACATTCGCCTCAACACCACCACCAACTAAATAACGAACAGTTAATGTTGTATTGGATGGAGCCTGACCATATGATTTTGATTTTAAGAAATTAGCAGGGTCAAATGATGCACCCAATCTATCTATTGAATTATTTAATCCCAGTCCTACATTCTTAAAGTTTGGTAAAAATGTTTCATCTGATGAGGTTGAGTTACCCGCTCCAAATACAATACTAGTTGTATTATTTGGATTTACTTGTCTAACGAATCTACGAGATGTTTTGGTTACTCTTAATATACTAGGTACTGAATCCTTAAACTGTGCCAAATCACCATCAAACTGAGATGTATTTGGGTAATCAGTATAAACCATTTCTTGAGCAAGATAAGGAACTTCATACCATTTGTTTCCATTTGAGTCTCTTACATCATATATTTGTATAATGTTAGTATCTACCAATTCTATTTTATCAAATTGTTTAGGTGAACCAAACTCTATGTTAACTTCTTTTTCTTCTGCTGATATTGCATTAACAAATTTTCTTATTAAATAAAAAGTAGGTTCTTGTAATGAATTTCTTTCATACACAGAAACTTCTCTTTCATAATCATCGTTGAAGTCAACAAGTTCTGTTGTTCTAAATATAACTCCTGTATCGGATGTAAGCTCCATTCCCTCTTTTACTCTAAGTAAATATCCTTCATCTAATTCGAATCTATTATCACCTTCATATAGATTACCACTTGCTCTCCTATTACTTGGAGTAAGTTGATAAACAGCAACTTTAGTTAATGCAGGTGAAGTAACTTTTGGTTTATATCCTAGGAAATTTGCCAAAGCAACAACATTATCTTTATCCTCTGCTGTGTGTATCATTGATTCTTTTAATGTATCATCAATGTAATATCCAAGAACATCTCCTAAGTAAGATGCCATTTCTATGAACATCATACCTGGTGAAGATTCATTAAAATCAGAATACGTTGTAGGGAAATATGTTTTGGCGTATTCGATTAAGTTATTTCTAAACTCACCAAAATCTTTATTAAGATACTGAATGTTCTTTCCTAAATTTTTTCTATTTGTACTGTTTAATGCCATAATCCTATTCCGCTATTTCTAATGAGACTTGATTAGTATCAATTGATTCACCAACTCTAAAAGTTAGATTCAATGTTGCTCTATGTCTATCTTTCATCTCATCAGTCATATCTATTTCTATTTCTTCAATCGTAACATAAGGTAACCAAAAATTTACAGAGTTTGTTATCTCCTTTTGAACTGATGTTTCAAATTCAGTTGTCATTGGTTCAAATAATAACTCATGTAGACCTGTACCAAATTCTGGTTGCATGATTCGTTCACCTTTTCTTGTTGATAAAAGATTTCTAATGTTAGCCGAAGCAGCATCTACCAAGTTAAACGTTGACTTAAAAAGATTCGCACCCAGTCTAATAGGATAATCTAAACCATAGGCATGATTATCAAAATCAGAATCAGTATCTTTTACAATACGTTTTGGTAAAACATATGACATTATTTATCTCCTATTATCTCTTAAACTTTTTTACTAATGCCGAATTATCTCTATTTAGAATTCTATCTAAACCAGGTAATCCAGTCTGAACTCCCAATCCACCTTGTTTACTTCCTTGGGTTGGTAAATTTCCATATCCCATTTTGGCAGCCATTGAATGTTGCAGGTTCGGTGGTACACCTCCTCCCATTGCAACATCTGTTGAATCAAAATTAACCGTTTTATCTAATCCTTCATTTACTGGTTGTTGTGGTAAATTATCTAATACAGATTTTGCTCCACCTCCACCACTTCTTTGTTCTTTTGTAAACGGTTTTGTATTATTTAATACCTCATTTATTTTTTCATTTCTAGTGAATTTTTTCTGAGGTGTTTTTTCTCTTTCTTTTTTTAGAATCTCATCTACTTTTGTAAATGGGTCTACTTCTTCTGATATGGTAGATAAAGATAAATCTTCTTTATTACTCATATTGTTTATTCTACGAGAAACCTCTTCCTCTAATATTTTAGGAAAAGTTTTCGTTAAGAATGCCTCATGCTTTTTAGCAACTTCGGCCTCTACGATAGTTTTTATTACTTTTACTAGTTTTTTTGAATCCATTGTCAATTGTTTTCATTTATCTTAATATAAATATATTAATTTAGTTTTTATAGATTTTAAGTACAGTCATTACAACATAACTTTCTTTCTTTTTCTAATTCTCTCTGTAATTCGAATAAGTTTTTAGCAAATTGTTCATTTGCATTTGGTTGAGTACTAGCAATACTTCCAATGGCTTGTATGGCTTGAGAATAAAATCTATCCATACCTAATTGGTCTTTTTTAATTTCTGATTCTAAAATCATATCTGCCTTTTCTAATATATTATCACTAGTCCCTAACTTCTCTCTCAATTCATCATCAACAACATCCGATGGATACGAAGTATCTAATCCTAATTTATTAAGTGGGTGTCCTAATTTATTAGCATCCTTTTCAGCTTCTGATTTGAATCCTATTCTAGTTTTGTCTCGTATATCAAAATCTGTGTTTGCGTTTTCTAATGGCCCTTTAACATCATTATTATTTGTATTTGGAGCATCAGTTGAACTGTTTTGAGATTTAGTTATACCAAACATAGGAACATCAGGAATATTATAAGCCTGCCAATTAACTACACCAGGTGCAGGTATTGGTGATGGTGCCGATGGATATAAAGAAGTTGTCATAAACATTCCTTGAATAGTAAATAAATGTATTTTAGCAAACATTGCAAATGCACTTAAGAATGTGAGACAGGAAGTGGTTGGTACTTCAAATGGAACACTAGGCCATGTACCAGGATTTGTAACCATACCCGATTGCATAAAAAGATTTTGAATTGAACCAGGTGCTGGGATTGGGTATGTTGGAAATGGCATCATAGTTGCACCAGTCCAATATCCCTTTACGGCAGTACCAATATCTTTTATAAATGCATGACCACTTGGTGTGGTAGCGGTTAAGGCCGACATATGACTAAGATTCATTAGAGAGGTCATTAAGGGTATATTTCCCGCCATAACTGGTTCTTTACCAATCATAACACCACCTCTTCTCATACATGAATCATACTCAGTAACAAACTTAACAGCATATTGAGCTGGTGCGTTTATTGCCAGAGGGTTGTTCATGTACAATAACATATTTACTTTGAACAAAGTCCACGACATAATCTACTCCGTAAAGTTTTTAGTTGATTTCGCATCTTTAAGTTGCGATTTTATTTGATTGAATACTGCTTTATTAAGTGGTGCAGGTGCAGTTGGGCCACATGGAGTTTTGAATACTTGTAGATTTATTGCATCTATAAGTTGTTCCAATAAATCAACTAGTTTAGCACCTCTAATCAAAGGTTCTTTTTGTCCTGTTCCACCATTACCGCTATCATCTGTATTTAATCTTATTTGGCCATCACCAGTTCCTACAAAGAAGGTACTGTTATTTCTATCCATTGTTAGATTAACATTTCCTCCAAAGTCTAATTCAGCACCAGCTTCTCCATTATCAATCTTAAATATACCATCTGATATAAATCCATAATCTCCTTTGGAAAAAAATAACATCTCTGCAGCTTTAGATGATATAACAATTCTTTCTGAATTGATTAGTATTTGGTCATTACCTTCGTAATCTGGTAGTTCGTGTTTTATTGGATTTGTTTGAAAGTTAGAGTTA